TATAGGAATAACAGCAGGTTCATTAGGACTAATTTAGATGAATGATATAACAGTTTTTATATACCTCATGGGGTTTGCAGCAGTCTTTGGTATGACTTGCGTATACTTTTTTATGATGATGAGGTCAACATTGAACACTTTCGATAAGAAACCAGTAAAATCTTATGATGATGCGATGAGAGCATATCGAATGCCAGCACCTCACCCAGAAATGGAAGGAGTACAGTACGGAGAGGAGTTGATGGTGTTCACACCCGAAGAAGAAGATGAAGATGACGATGGTGATCCCATAATTTCACGTTAAATGTGTTGATAACTAAATAAAGCTACCTGGTATTTAACGGTATGGCTGAATCAGTTAAAAAAGAAGAAGTAAAACCTAAAGGTCCTTTAGGTAAACTCAAAGAGGCAGTAGACGATAAAGAAGAACAGATGGCGATTCTAAGTACTTTTGTAAGACTTGGGATTTTAATCTGGGCAGGTGGAATATTAACATTAAATTACGTTCAATTTCCTGGTCTATCAAAACAGGATAATATTGATCCAACTTTCATAGCTTCGGTCTTCACAGGAGTTTTAGCTACTTTTGGGGTCGAAGCGGGACAAAGGAAAAAGAATGCAGCATCGGGCGGTGGTAGTGCAAACGTATCCAAAAAGGATATGGAGATGCTTATAGAGAAAGCAACTCAAGCAGCACCTGCTCAAACAATCAGAATTGAACAAGCACCAATGGTTCTTGCTCCCTCAGTACCACCTAAGAAAGGATAATGGAAAAGAAAGAAGTGAAATGGGGTAAGTGGTTCGCTCTTGGTTTGGGTGGACTTATTGGTTTATCCCACATTGGAATGATAGGAACACTTTCTAATCGTCAAAGTAAATTACCAAGCATCAACTTACCAGTTGGTCCTTATACATCATACAAAGCAGATGTTAGTCATAATGGATATTACATAGAATATAAGGCAAACGATCCAAAAGTAATGCGTGTGGAACGGGACAGTAATACTAAAGCAGGGTTTCTGGGGTTGGGTAACAACAAAGTTAAAACAGTTGAACAGTACACGATGGACGGTGCAGTACACAATAAATCAACCACAACAGAAATCGCAACAAACGGAAAGTCCGAAGCATGTATCAAAGCAATCGGAGGAGCAGAAAACACAGGAAGACTCGTGGGTTCCAGCGTTGGTGCTAGTGCTGCTCCTGCTCTCGCTAATATTCCCTTTGTTGGTTGGGTTGCTGCTGGTTGGGTAACGATGTTCTCAGGTAATCAAGGTGCAGAGATTGGTGGTCAGATGGCTGAGGATTTAAACAAGAATTGTTAGTGTGTAAACCGACACATTGATGCGTAATTATACCTAGTGTATTATAATAAATAATAATGTACTGGAGTTGAAACTATCATGTCCCACTACACACTAGGTTATTACGACCAACAAAACAAAATTCACGAAATGTGCGAATATGCGGAAGACGCATTTGAAGCAGTAAAATTTGCAAGAGAGGATGTTCCTTATCTACAGGAACATCCTTTTTCTTTGCATATGATAAGGGAGGTAGAATGAAAAATTTACCAATTAAATCAACAACGATCCTTTTTGGAGTCGTTTGCATAGCAATATTTACATCAGTTAATTACGCTTGGGTATGAAAAAATTTAATACATGGGTCTTGGATGTGACTATCTACATCCTAGACTTTCTCTACAGAGGTAGAGACTTTCAAAGATTTTGGGTTCTAGAAGTGATTGCTAGAGCACCATACTTTGCGTTTATTTCTGTTCTACATTTCCGTGAGTCTTTAGGACTTAGGGGTGAAGAACATATCTACTTAATGAAAGAACACTTTTATCAGGCATTAAATGAAACAGAACACTTGGAAGAGATGGAGCTTAGAGACGGTAACAGGTATTGGATCGACAGATTCTTTGCCAAGCATCTCGTTTTACTTTATTATTGGATTATGGTTGGGTACTATCTTTTCGATCCTGTTGACGCTTACGACATTAACATGAAGATTGAAAAGCATGCCTTTGAAACTTACACAAAATATAGTGCATACCATCCTTTAGACACTAAGATTGCAGAGATCGCTCAAGATGAATATGAGCATTCCAAAGAATTACAAAAAGCGATGTTGATGATTGCATAGATAATACTAATCACATGTATTAGTTTATGTTATCTACCAATTATCGTTTAAGATTAGAAGGAATCTGTAAAGATATCGCATCAGGAACAGAGGTCAGTATGAGTGATATGATATGGGCAACAAAATTGGCGAAGGCAAATACTAGTGCTAGAGGTATGTTAAGTTCAGCGAGAAGAATCGCAACAGATCCAGATGGATCCTGTTTAAAGTATTTGGATATAGGAGATCCTAAGTCAAACAAAAAAGGATTTAATGGTGCAGATGATATAGCAGATTGGTTTAAGAATGATAGATCGGATGATTGGAGGCAACGAGATTGATTCGACTTTTAAAATTATTGGGAAACATTGTCGATCCAAGTTGGTGGGCAGATCTTATTGGTGAAAAATCTGGAGCATATGATCGTGCAAGAAAACCAAATAAGTTTAAAGAGTGGAAATTAAAACAACCTCTATGGAAGCAATTATTCATAGAGGTTCTTATGTTTACATTGATTGCACTAGCATTTGAACCAGTGTTAAACCTATTAGGAATGTCAATGTTACCTTGGAGGTGGTTTTGATAGTTTGGAGTATCGTATGGATGATTGTTATCCTGTTGATTTCTGTGTCAGTTGTGATATACTACATAATGAGATACGATCATTTTTTTCCAAATGACTGAAGAAGATAAAGAAGAAAAAAGAGAATATCATCCTGATCCGAAAAAATTGTGGGAGGAATATCATCGTGTGATCGCTCCTGTAGTAGTTATGAAAAAGTACGATGATGAATAAGTTAGCAATAATTCCTATATTCTTTTTGACCATGTGTGGAACTGCACCAGTGACACCACCAGCTCAGGCATGTAGTCCTCGTTTGGATGGTGAACCTACTTTTTGTCCACCTCCTGATTATATTCCACCAAAACCAAAACCACTTATACCAAAAGAAGAACTGAGAGGAGAGATTAATATTTACGAACCAATGCATTGGCATCAAATGCAGATGATGTTTATAAGAAATGAAAGAAGAAAAAAAATAGAGCGAAATGCAACCCAACCTGCTGATGCTATAAATAAAGCACTTACGGAATTTAACTATGGGAGCGATGACCCCACCGAGTCGAAAGAGTTGTTATAACTTTCGAGTCGTGTCGATTGATAGAGTTGTTGATGGTGATACCATTGATGTCTCAATTGACTTAGGTTTTGACCTAATAAAAAAAGAAAGAGTACGGGTAGCTGGAGTTGATACTCCTGAGAAGAGAACGAGAGACTTGGAAGAAAAAGCACTGGGTCTTGATGCTACAAACTGGATGAAAAAAAATTTAGAAGAAACCTTGGATGGAGATGAAGAACTTACTATCAGAACAGAACTTGTCGGTGGCATGGGTAAGTATGGTAGGTTGCTTGGTTGGTTATACGTTGGCGATGATGACGTATCACTCAACGAAAAAATGATCACCGAAGGATATGCATGGGCATATGATGGTGGTGCAAAACAAAAGAACTTCGAGGAACTTCGTGAAATACGAAGGTCTTTCGGTACATTACAGGAGGGTTAATCATGTTACAAAAAATTATTAATGGAATCGCTATTGCAAGTGGTGTTGTATCTATCACCGTCGTTGGTGCTGTTGGGGTTGTATATCTCAATAAAGATGCTATCATCGAAAACGTCAAAAGTAAGGTAATGGAATCAGTATTACCAGGTGGACTTGGTGGTGGAGGACTAGTTCCAGATATAAGTAGTCCGATGGATGAACCATCTGCACCAATACCATCTGGAGTAGGTTTAGGAATACCTAATTTCTAATCTCTAATTCGATAGTTATGAAAAGAACTGTTATTGATGTTTGTGCGATGACATCTTTTGTTATCGTCGTTATGTTAGGAGTGTCTGCACTTAGAATACAATCTACTCAACAACAAAGAATAGATGATAATCGAAAGTGGTTGAGGGAGGTTGTGGAGAAAGAGGTTATCAAACAAATTAAATTTATGATGCCTAAACAATCTGGTGGTGTTATTAAATGACAATCCCACGCATTCATGTAAAAGAGGTGCAAATTCCAAATATCTATCTACCAGATTGGATGACTACTCAACCTGTTGTTGATCATCTAATCCCTCCTGTGGTATTGAATATTGGTAATCCGATTGTGAATATACCTGGTTGTGTGAAGATGCACAAGGATAATCAATATCATAGTAGTGGATTACCCATTGATCGAAATCTTGTAGAAAATGATTCAGATCAAGCTAAAATACTTTGTGATGCGGAGGTTCCTTCTTATGATGCGATGAATTTTGAACCAGAGCAATTAATTATCACTAGAGAAGCAGAGGTTCCACCTGTTGCACCGCCACCAGATGTTGACCCACCAGCAGTTCCTCCTACAGGTGATCTTGATAGTAAAGAGAAAGTCGATTGTCCTGGTCCTGGTCAATTACGAGTTGGTGATATTACACAGTCAGGAGATGAGAGAGTGATTGGTCATGAACTAAGTTTAGATGGTAAAACCTGTGTAACATTATACGAACCAACCACTGCAGCTGAAAAATTTCTTCCCTCTACAAATCAGGCAACCACAACACTAGCAGTCGCAGTGATTGCGACAGCGGGTGCAGCAGCAACACCTCTATTAATAAGAATTATAAAACCTGCGGTTAAAAAACTTTGGACCTCTTTTCAGAAAAAACTAGGCAAAGATGTTAAGAGACTTTCATCATCAGAAATAAAAACTAATAAGTATCGTGAAAAGAGAGGACTACCTCCTTTCAAAATTCCTAGCAAAAATATTCTTAACAGATTTAGGAAAAAATAATTATTTTTTAGTATTACCAATAGATATTTCTTTCAATACACTTGCATCCTTACTGATAGGTGGTTTTATTTGTATTTCGTGTGTGTGATTTTCCACAACGCCTGGTGGATTAACTAATACTACATCAGCACATACACCATAGTATGGTGACTTTGGATGAAACATTACTCCAGCCTTCATTAGTTCACCACAATTTTTAAGACGAGCCAATTCAAAGTCTAATCTTTTATTTGCTGTTAATTGTTTTTGCATTTCTATCTGAGTTTTTGCTGCTTCCATACATTTCTCTCTTGCTTCCTTATCTAATGGTCGTGACCATGTAGCAGATATACCTCCTGAAATATTATAAACTTCTTGTTGTCCTGTTCGTGTCGGAACATAATAAAGTATAGAACCTGGATTGTCTAATACACCATCATCATCTAAATCTGACATGTCGTACACTGGATCCATATATGTGTGTTCAAATGG